GTTAAGAATCAAACAGAAGTAAAAGCAGATCAATGGCACGTGGTCGAATTTCCAGCGCTCTTGGACCACGGACCAGTATGGCCTGAATATTGGAAACAAGACGAATTAGAAAAGGTTAAGGCAACACTACCCGTTGCTAAATGGAACGCACAGTGGATGCAACAACCAACTAGTGAAGAAGGTGCAATATTAAAACGAGAATGGTGGATGAAATATACAGACGAAAATATACCACAACTACATCACGTCATACAATCTTACGATACAGCGTTTTTAAAAAAAGAATCAGCTGATTACAGTGCTATAACAACATGGGGTATATTTTATCCCAATGAAGATAGCGGGGCCAATCTTATACTTCTCGATGCCATCAAAGGTAGATACGAGTTCCCTGAACTAAGGAGATTGGCCCTTGAACAATATAAATACTGGAATCCAGAAACTGTGATCGTAGAGGCAAAAGCATCGGGTTTACCTCTTACATACGAGCTTAGAAAGATGGATATACCTGTTGTAAACTTCAGTCCATCTAAAGGAAACGACAAGCATGCACGTGTGAATGCTGTTGCACCTTTATTTGAATCTGGTATGATATGGGCGCCTGAGCAGAAATTTGCAGAAGAAGTCATTGAAGAATGTGCTGCGTTTCCTTACGGTGATCATGACGACTTGGTTGATAGTACAACTCAAGCGATTATGCGATTCAGACAGGGCGGTCTGGTCGGACACCCTGAAGACTACATTGACCAAAAGGTCGAAAAAATTAAAAGGAATTATTATTAATGTCGGCAGTAAATTTTATAACATCACTAGCTAGAAAGCTTTTAGCAAGAGAATCAAAAGGAATCACCACTATTCCAAATAGAATGGCGGTGGAATCAAAAGCTGATGAGATAGCAGCCACATTACAAAACGCAGGTATACCTCTTAACAAAGCAGATGAGTTTATAAAATCGGAACAAGATCTTGTTAGAATATTAAATCTGATAGAGAGCACACCACCCGTAACAAGAGAAGTTCCATCTGGAATCAGATCTACAGAGTCGGCAAAAGTATTTGATATGGAAGGTAAAGAAATACCAAAAGGTTCTAAAATTATGGGTGGCAAAGCAGTTAAAGAAACAGAGGAAGAAATTGCAAAAAGATTAGGTGAAGAAAATAAACGAGCTGCTCAAAGAATGAAAAATAAAAAATTAGTTCAAGATGCAATCGACAACGTATCACCAGGATTTGTCAAAGGAGATAATAAATACAACGCAGAAATTGTTGCAGAAGAAATAGCAAACCAACGAGGTTTGGATTACTATGACATGGATTCAAAACAAAGATTAGATATTTACGACGAAGCATTTCAAGCACTTACAAAAATGACAGAAGACTTTGCACAAGGTGGCCGTGCAGGGTTTTTTATGGGGAGTAAATATCCAAAAGGTCTTGCAACATTAAGAGATGTATTAAGATACATGAGTAAAAAAGGTCAAGATGAAGATAAAATTCCATTAGATCTTTCAGCATTAGACATGTTAAGGATGTCAAATCCAAAAGCATTTAACAAAATGTTAGAGGATGTGCGAGGTAAAGTTCTTGTAAGAGAAGGCATTATGGGAACTGACGCGGTTAAAGCTCAACAAAAATTATTAGAAGAAAAAAGAAAAGGTCTTGTTGAAAAAACTTTAGATGTTGCAAAAGCCATGAAGTTAGATCAAGACGAAGTTGCAAAACGAGTGAACAAAGCAGTTGAAGAAGAAATGATTCCTAATATTAAAGCAACATTAATGAAAGATATGAATATGTCAGAAGAGGCTGCACAAAAGATGGCTGAAAGTATGTCCAGAGCAGCGGCAGGTTTTAAACTTAAAGACGCTGCACCAGAGTTAACAGAAGAAGGAATTATGCAATTAGAAAACATATTAAAAGATATGAAAACAGGTGGTAAGACAGGAAGAGATTTAAATGCATCAGGTGGTCGTATTGGTTTTAAAGATGGCATGACTAGAAGAACTTTCTTAAAAATATTTGCAGGACTTGCATCAATACCTATTGTAGGTAAAATTGTAAAACCTTTAAAATTTGCTAAGGGTGTTAAAAATGTTCCAATTATTAAAACAGAGAATGTCGCTGGTAAACCAGAATGGTTTGATTCGCTAGTTAACAAAGTTATAGTTGAAGGTGATGATGTTACAAAAAGATTTGCAACAGGTGAAAGACAATCTATTCACCAGAAAAAACTTGATGATGGTTCCGTGGTTCGAGTTACAGAAGAAATGGACGATGGTGTTATAAGAGTTGAGTATGAAAGTTCAGAAAACGTATTTGGTGATCCAGTACAAATGCAATACAAAAAACCATTACCTGATGAGGGTGCACCAGATCCTGCAGCAGAATTTACTACAGCAGAATCAGGCCCAGTTGGAAGATCCGTTGGTCCTGATGATTATGATATAGATGTAGATGAAGTAGGTGGTACAAGTATTAGAGATTTAGATTCTGATGTTTCAAAACTAAAAGAATATGCAACAGGTCAAAAACCTACGATCAAAGAAATGATGCAAAACAAAAGAAGAAGAGACAGAGCTAAAGCTATAACAGAAGATATTGATGGAGAGCAATCAGACGCAGTAATTAGAAGACAGGGTGATGCAGATGATAGTTATTATGGCGATCCAGAGGAACTTGCATCAGGTGGTATTGCTAGCATGTTAGGAGAATAATGGTTACTAAAATTATTAAATTAGGACTTATAGGTAAGTCTCCTCCAGGAAAAATTAAAGATATATTCAATCACCTTACAAGAGAGAAAATAAAAAAACCAGATCTTCCAGAAGTATTTCGTGCAAGTGATGCACCCATCCCACCTAAAAAAGAAAGTATTGAAACAATGGAGGCCATCAACAGATTTGTAAGAGACAATCCAAGACAAGATATGGCTGGTGGTGGACGAATTAGATTTGGACGTGGCACTAGTCCAGAAGGTCAAAAAAAAGGCAAAGCACTCTACGATAAACTTTATAAAGAATATGTTAATCTTATTGACAAAGGTTTTAAAGAAGAAAAATTAACAACAAAAGATGTTCCACAGTGGGACACCTTTGTAAAAAACAAAGGTTTTAAGACAATGTCTGTGATGTACTACGCTGATGAAAGAGGCAGCCCAGCAAGTCTTTTAAAAGATAAAAAAATTCAACTAGTAAAAGATATCATAGAGAGAGAAAATAATAAATTAGACGGGATGTATCCTATGAAAGGTGGTAAAGGAGGCGCCTCATCACTTTTTATAAACAAAGTTACCACCAACAGATTAGGAACATCTGGAACAACACCAGGCAGTATTGAAGCTATTACCTCTAAGTTGGTTAAAGAGACTTTAGATAAACGTGATGATAAAATTCTTAAAGCTCTTAGAGTTGTAATGAACCCTGATTATAGATTAACAAATCCCGTTACCACTGAAATATCAAATTTAATTAAAGGTAAAGCAGGAGTTGGAGTTAAGGATAAAGATGTTCTTAAAACTTTAAGAACTTTTCCAGAATATAAAAACATAGAGCCAGATATTAAATACATAAACAGAATCATATCTAAACTTCCAAAAGGAACAGATACTTCTATGGGATATTTATTAGAATTATCTCAAAACAATACACTTGGAAGAGTTTCCTTTGATGATTGGTGGAGATTAGCAGGAGATAAACCAGAACAATTTGCAATGCGAGAAGCTTTAAGAAATTGGAATACTGAAAAAGGTAAAGGTCAATTTAAATTTTACGATTTAAATGGAAAACCAATTACATGGAAAGGTAAAGGACAATCACTAGATTCTAATAAAGTTTTATTTAGTTATGCAGATCCAAACGATCTTGGATATAAAAATAAATTGTATAGTGTATTTAAACCAGATGCAAAAACACTTACAAAAATAAATAAAAATATACCTAACAAAGGTGTTTTTGATTTAAAAGGAAACATAAGAAATTTACCTGAATGGAATGAATTAGTTAAAGTAACTGATGGTCGAAATAAATTATTTAATACCGACATGATAAATCCACTTACTGGAGAAAAAGAAAAATACAAAGATGTTTTTGAAGATATTTATAAAAATGTAAAAACAACAGCTCTTACAACTAAAGAGGGTTATTCTAGAATTAAATCAATGGCGGGCCACATCGATCATGCGCGTGGAACTAGAGTGCTACCTTTTAATAATTTAAGAATTGTAACAGGACAACAAAATCAATTTTTTAATACTTTAACTCAAGCGTCTCAAAAAACTGCAAACCCAAATTTAAAAACATATATAAACGCACTAGGTGCGGAAGTTTACCCTTTAAATGCATCCATAGATAATCAAATAGCGTCCATAATAAATGAAACAAGTGAAATAGGAAAAGTTGTAAAAGCTAATAAAGGTAAACCAATTACTCTTCCCTCAGTGACTGAAGTTGCTTCATCTAGATTTTTAAAAAATAAAATACCAAATTTACCAGAAGACGTAATAAATTATTTAACACCAAAAGCTAAAATAGCAGAACAAGTTTATCAAGAAACTCCCGCATTAAGAAATGTAGGTGTAAGTAACTTACAAAAACAAATTGCAGAACTAGCATCAGAAATAGATCCAGATGGTTGTGGTAGAAAAACAGGTGCTACGGGTGGGCGTATTGGTTTACGATTTGGTAGCACTGAGTGTGCAATAAAAGCTAAAAATTATCTTAATCAAGCTGTTGGAAGAGGAGTTTCAAATGAACCACCTGCACGAGTAAGTTTAATTAAAAGAATAATATCGGGAACAGGTAATTTTATAAAACAAGGTTTAAGTCCAAGCGAGCTGTTTAAATTAGAAAATTTAGTTGGTAAACCAGCTTTGTATGCAACAGCTGCAATTGAAGGTGGTTTACTTGCTGATGATGTTTTAAGAAAAAAAGAACCAATAAATGTTGCAGCAGCAGAAAATTTTTTAGTTGGTAATCTTTTAAATTTAGATGCAGACGCTGAAAAAGCAAAAAATATTATTAATGATCCTGACTTATCTCCTGCGGCTAAAACATATGCACAAGGTATTATTGATCAAGATAATTTTAGAAAATTATCTCAAACATATGCAACAAATTTAATTAAAAATCCTTTATTTATTCCATCAGGTGCAAAAGCTAAAGCAGATATAGCTTTAGAAAATTTAAAAAATAAAATTACAAATACTCCAGAAACGGGTAGAATGGATTATGAAAGTTTACTTGCAGATAAACAAGATGCTTTTACAGCTAAAGAAAAACCTTTTGATGCACCAGATAAACCTGAACTACCTAGTTTTACTTCTGGTCAATTAGAAAAAAGAAACGTTCCAGGAGAATTTGTAATAGATCCAAGTTTTCCTTTACCTTTACAAAAAGAAATTTTAGTGCCCTCTTATGTAAGTCCTAGTTATTCGCCAGAAAGACCTGAATATGAAACAAATGAATTTTTAAATCAGTACCTTAAAAGCATTGGTCAAGAACCCTTACGACCTGGTGAAGGCACACTTTTTAGAATGAATACACCACAGTTAGGATTATTTGGAACTCAAGAAAGATTTGCAGGGGGAGGTATAGCTAAACTAGCTGGTGTGCCTTCAGGACCCCCACCATCATCTGGCCCTAACTCACAAGGGTTGCCAGGTTTATTAAAACGTGGTAGAAGAATATAGGAGTATAAATGGCAGATATAGATAAAGGACTCCCTAATACTAGAACTGAAGTTAAAATTCCATCAGAGGAAGAAGTAGCTAAAGAAATTGGTATTGAGGAAGAGATAGTAGATAAACCACCAGTAGAGGTAATACCTGAAGAAGACGGTGGTGCAACATTAGACTTTGAACCGGGAGCTATAAATATACCGGGAACAGAATCACATTTTGATAACTTAGCAGATATTTTACCAGACGATGTTTTAGAACCTATCGGTAACGAAATGGTGCAAAACTATATGGACTATAAAGCATCAAGAAAAGATTGGGAGAGAGGATACACAGAGGGGCTTGACTTACTAGGATTTAAATATGAAAACAGAACAGAACCATTTCAAGGGGCATCTGGTGCAACACACCCAGTTCTTGCAGAGGCAGTTACACAGTTTCAAGCACAGGCTTACAAAGAATTATTACCAGCAGATGGACCAGTTAGAACACAGGTTATCGGTGTAAAAAATCCACAAACAGAACAACAAGCGTCTCGTGTAAAAGATTTCATGAATTATTTAATCATGGATCAAATGCAAGAGTATGAAGCAGAGTTTGATTCTATGTTATTTCATTTACCACTTGCAGGATCTACATTTAAAAAAGTTTACTATGATGTGCCACTTGGAAGAGCAGTATCAAAGTTTGTACCTGCAGATGAATTAATTGTTCCATACACTGCAACTAGTATTGAAGATGCGGAAGCTGTAATACACACAGTTAAAATATCTGAAAACGAATTAAGAAAACAACAAGTATCTGGTTTCTACAGAGATGTAGAACTTGGACCACCAGGTAATGTTGAAAAAAACGATTTAGAAAAAAAAGAACGTGAGTTAGATGGCACAAAAAAATCTGGTAAGAATGAACCAATCTACACTTTATTAGAGTGTCATGTAAATTTAGACTTAGAAGGTTTCGAAGAAGTTGGTGCCGACGGTTTACCAACAGGAATAAAATTGCCGTACATAGTAACTGTAGAAGAAGGCAGCCGAGTAGTGCTCTCCATACGGAGAAACTATGCGCCCAATGATCTAAAGAAAAATAAGATCCAATATTTCGTCCACTTCAAAT